GGGGTATCGGGAGGCAGATCGCTGTCTGCAAGCGCGGCGTTAACCAAACTGCTGATTCCCTCTTGAGCTTCGTGCAAGAAGTATCTTGGATCGATTCTTTTTGTGTTCTTTCTGTGTGCCATAATTATTTTCCTTTTATTTAACGTGGGCCTTTCGACCCACCTATAGTATGCTACCGGAGCAACACCGACGAACTGGCTGGATCATCCACTTCTTCATGATTCACCTCCTTTGTGGATCACTTTGATCCCAAAATCATTTACCACCATACCTAAAAGATACGAAGTACCGGCACTTATACAACCACAAATAAACGCATTAACGATTGTATAATCAAAATTAAATAGTTCTGTACAAGGACTTATGCCCCAAAGAAAGACCCCTACCCAAAATCCCATGCACAAACAACAATGAAAAAGCTTACCCAAGCCCCCCCAAGATTTACAATCGGGACGAATTTTATCAAAAATTGATCCGTGAACAATTATGAAAGTCATGCCATATGCGGCAAGAATAAAATGTAATAATTCCAATTTAATATCGATTTCTTAATGGATAGTAATAGTAGCCCGGACGCATAGATCCCTTCTCCGCATATTGCGGGACTTCCCCGTACTCCGTAGAATCGCGATCTGCTGGGTGAGTATACATATCTTCCAACTCTTTTTCGTAGTCATCGGCGACGCGCTCATGCTCGGCTTCGTAACTTAAAAATTCGGAGATGACGTAGACCGCAGCCTGCAGTGGGTTGACTTGCTCATTATTAAAGATAACTCCCTCTAAAGATCTAAAAACGCTGCCTCCCTGGATCGTGGCGCGATCGATGATGCCTTTATCCGCGAGCAACTCCATCAGCCTATTTTGATAATCGTAAACATCTTCAGTGGCCACAGATTTGGGAAATGTAACAACTTTCAGCTTGTCGGGCATTACCGCAATATCAATTTTTTGATGGTCCATAATCAACAACGATCCATCCAGAGCCCGCCTGGCATGCAATTCAACAGTGGCCTGCGGGCCTCCTACCTTGATCTTAATCATTGCTACCAAACTCCTGTACGAGCTCTTGCGTTTTAAGAATCTTATTAAGGTCTTCTTCAACAAACTCCCGTTTTCGAAAGCCTTCGAGATATTGGGTTACGCCCTCTACCTTCTGGGAAATAAGTGTCTGGTCGTCGCGAATTGCCGTGACGCTGAGTACTTCTTTAAGCCTATCTAATTCCTCATTAAGATACAAACGCAACTCAAATCCATCATCTGCAAAACTTGCAACGTAATGATTTAATAACTCTTTCTGTTCTTGTAAGAGAGTTCCATATTTCTCATTAAACTTTTTAATAAATGAATTATAAGTCAACGTGTCGAGGGGCTTAAGACGATCGTCTTCCATGAGTCTCTCTTTTTCACTCATTCTATCAACAATGTCCTGTTCAAACAACACCTTTTTTTTAACGGAGGTTTTAGAATTAAAGATCGCGTTTACCGACGCCATAGTTTTGAAATTAGAAATAAAATTACTCCAAGTTTCTTGACCCAGTTGTTTGTTAATAGCTGCAATGAGTTGAGATTGGGCATCAAAAATGGAATTCTCGTTTAGTTTGCTATGGGCGTGTTTAGTTTCTTGTAATAATTTTTCTGCGACCTTCGATTGAATATTCCTTGTTTCAAGCAAAACACCATATAATTGAAGCTCTGTAGCCAAAGGGGCTCCTTTGGTAAAAAATTCTTTAAGAAGTTTAACCACCTTCATCTTGCGAGTATGATTTTTATCTACAATAGATTGAGTAAGTTCTTTTGTAAGAGTTTCATAAATAAAGGCAGTATTGCGTTTCTTATTATGTTTCATCTTTTTTAGCCTCTTTTTTCTCCATTTGCTCTACAAGTCTTCGAACTTTTGTTGTATTTTCAATCATGCGCCTTTCGCTCTGAGTATAAGTAGAATCATTTTCTTGTTTTATTCCAAATGTCACATCTGAAATATATCCATCGGGGCGTCTTGATCGATTCGAGCGGCCTCGGACTGCCTCCGATTCTTGAGCTTGAGCGTGTAGTTCGCGTCGCCCTGGCCCAGGTGCATGTTGGCGACGGCTATCGGCCTTCACGGGAGTATAGGTTCCTTTCTCGTAAACATGTACGTCGTCTTCACTCAAATCTTCGCGACGGCCCGGGGCCGCTAAAAGGGGCGATTCTTCTTCACCGCCTTCCGCACCGCCCATCTCTTCGCCGCCCATCTCTTCGCCCCCGAGATCACCGAGATCTTCGCCTCCTCCAAGATCTCCCAAGCCCTCTTCACCACCCAAGCCTTCTTCGCCGGCCTCTTCGACGACGCTTTCGAGAGCCTGCTCCCACTTGCGATCATAAAAAGCCTCTCGCTGATTGCGCAAGAATTCATCATCAGACATGCCGAGGATATTATGGGCAATCCAACGCTTACTATAGGTGCCTTCCGGAACACCATTAGCCGCGTCAAACTTGCTGCGTAAATATTCAAGCTGTTGGAGCTCTGCTAAGCGGGAGGGATTATTTAATGTTAAGTCAAAACTGAGTAAATCCTCTCCCCTAAACCCTAGGGTGTAAAGATGAACTATAGCAATCTTTTCTAATTCAGTCGTCACGGATCGCTGCAATCTTTGAATTGTTCTCGCAAAACGAATATCCTTCTGCGCAAGAGTTGTTTTATCTTCGTCGGCGCCCTCCAGATTAGTAAGGTAAGCCTGGGGAATTTTAAGGGCTGAAAACAGTTTGTCTCTTAAATATTTAACGTCCTCAATATCATCGAGAGACTTGGCGCCCGGTAGAGACGTAATATCAGATCCCACACCGCCGCGCATAGGAATAAAATAATCTTCTTCCAACGACAGAGGATTATAACGCAGGTCAACTCGTCCGGTGGTAGCGTCCACTAACGAATTGCGTTTCATTTCAGTCTTAACCTTTTCCATATATTGAGCGATGTCTTGGGGTGGGATATTCCCCACATCGATTTTGAAGATGCGACGTTCCGGAGCGCGGACGACACGATAAGCTATCATTGCATCCTCCAACAAAAGTAATTGGCGCCATATGCGGCGCGCTGGATCTAGGACAGATGTTCCATAAGGACTATATCTATCATTTCCTAAAATACGAAAATGCGCTACTTGCCAGTTTTCAAATGTCATGCCAGCGCCATTCCACTGATACTGCACATAATTAGGATTGGTGGGATCTTGACCTTCTAATCTTTCTACTTCATTATTGGGCATGCCGATAACAGATGTAACTCCCATTTTGTCATCAATATCTAAATACAAAAAGAAATCTCCATATTTACACATGGAGCGCGCCCACCCAAACGCATTAAATTCAATGTTCAAAACGTCATAGAATAAAGAATGAAGGATTGTTTTGATTTCTAGATTCATACACGAAATATTTATAAGTTTATTATATTCATCCGAAGTAGTCATCTCGTCCGCATAAATATCCATTGCCGACGCAATCTCAGGCATGTATTCCATCTGTTCAAAGTCAGTATACCGTTCTGCGCGGTTCTGTGACCGAAAGGCTGCAGAGGTATATAAATTATAATTTTGAGATAAATTACTATCGGCGCGTTTAAATTCTTGGCCACTCATGGAGCGGAAACGATATCGATATTTATCTAGGTCACCCCGCCGCTCCTGTCTGGCTATTTGAGCACGATAATTTATAATAGGCCCTGATAAAAGTCGTGTCAACCTCTTAAAGAGGGGGGAGGCAGGGTTTCTAGAGTTTTGGTCTTTGGGCATTTATTTCTTCCTATCCCTTTATGAGGGCCATATATTGTTCATTAAAGTTTTGAGCTCCGTGGGTCCGTTGATTTTCCTTCGTGGCTCGATGGTCTGCCATACCAGAAACCGTGGTGGAGAGGCTAGTTTTGGAGGTGGTAATAGAAGACAGAAATTGCTTACTATATTCTATATTCTTTTGACTTTCTACTATCACGGTATCTCTAACCCAACATCCAATAGCAAATGACATAACCAAATCATCATTATAGCTTCTCATTGCCTGGGGCCGGCCGTTATGCCAAATAAAAGTTTTCATTTCAGAAAGAAGGCGATTTGAATTAATCTTAATTAGTTTGTTTCTCATAAACTCTTCCATCTTAGCAACGATAAGCGGCCTTGTTTTTGAAGACGTCGTAAAGCCAGGAATCACGTTAGATTGCCATTGAGCTGCAATAGGGTCGACATATTGATGATCGCCCTTCGCAGAATGATATATGTTAGGATACCCTTTATCTAATAACTTTTTAAGTACTGCATATCCTATGTTGTTGTTTTCTATGACAACCATGGGATTGCCATATTCGGCCGCCACATTATATAATATATCTGCAAAATCATCGGGGGTTGGTTTACCGACGTATTCGGCTACTACTTCCATAGTCTCTAGTTCAAATATATGAAATGCACTGTTATCATTACCATCGCCCCGGGCTACATCCGCTACGACAAGGTAGGGCTTCTCTGGGTTATACGTTTCCCATATCCAATAATTTCTATCAAATCCTGTCCTATACACTGGGGTACGAACCCTTTCTAAATACCACTGTATGTCGTCCGGGTGAATTACAGTTTCTCCCGAGACATTAAAGTTACATTCTAGCTCCTGCGCTATTTGGCGCTTGGACATATTCTTTGTTTCTTTTTCAAACCACGCTTTATCTCGGTCTGGATGTACGTCCCATAGTAATGTGGTTAAATAAAAATCATTGGTGCCGGCATCAGATTCTACATAAGTTTGATGAAACCAGTTCCCCACGCCGTTAGGAGTAGAGAGAGCAATGCATCGACCTCCCGTTGAAAGCGTAGGATACAGCGCCGTCCATAGATCGCCCAACTTTTCAACATGAGCGGCCTCGTCAATAACTAAAAGTGATAATGCCTCAGAACGGCCCGCGTCGCCAGAAGTCGAAGATCCCTTAATCTGTGAACCGTTGGATAACTCAAAGGACGTTCTATTGTCCACAGTGATAGAAGCAATTTGCATCCACTCTGGTAGGTTCTTAATCAAAGCTTTCACTTTTCTGACGAGGTTGGTGGCCGTTGCTAGCTTGGTCGCCACCACAAGAATATTCTTGTCGCGATGAAACAGCATAAGCCAACTGACATAAGCTGCCGTAATTGTGGATATTCCCAGCTGTCGAGCCTTAAGAATAACGTTAAAGCGATAATCAGTAAAATCTCTCAACAGTTGCTGTTGATAATCGTAGGCCTTAAAAGGAATAGTTCCTTTCTGAGGATGAGAGATACGACCATAGTTAACGGTAAAGTAGAGAGGGTCTTTACCGGCTTTAACTATCTCTTTTAAAATCTCTTGTTTTGTGAGGGAATTCCCCATAACATCTGTTACTTACCTTTACGGGTATCATTCTTGGGACGCTTATTTTTCGGTCCAAGGGCAAGCCACTTTTTAATGGCATCATCAAGACGATCTTCGTCAGACCCTTCATTTACTCCCACCACATCAGTAAGGCCCCCAATACGATAATCGCAGTGTGCCTGTACGTCGGTTCGGTAATTAGACATTCTTTGCACCAAAATATGATGATCGCCTTCCTTCGTTAAAGTAAGAGTGTTACCCGTAATGGCTTTATATTCTTTCTTTAAAAATTTTATAATTTCTTGAAGTTGGCGCCCAATGTCATCTTCGAAGCCGTTATCTTGAACCTCTTTAATTCTTGTTTCCGCTTGATAAGTCAGGCGAAGAATAGGGCCGTGAAATTTAACACCGAAGCCGTCCATCACACGACGATCATTAATATAGTGGCCCTCTTCTCTCTTGAGGCCTGCCGACCGCGCCTTCGCGTCAGCTTGAAGCGACTCTTCATGAGCGCCATCCCACGCTCCATTAGCAGCTGCCTGATTGATTCCTTGAATGATTTCGTATACTGTAGCCATATTATTCTTCCTTTTTAGGTCTCCACCCGTTCGTCCATCTTTCTTCTCGATCGGAAATATATTGTATATAGCATCTGAAACAAGCTTCAAACTTATTCATATACAAATCATCTCGCGGATGAAAAGAATATTTTTCACAAACAGAACACGTCCTATTGTGGTCTCTAGTAAGTAGTTTTTTGTTTATTAAAAATCCGTCTTGTTCCACATTGTCTTGTGTCTCGCATAATTTGGCAAACTTCTGGCGCTCTTTGATCGACTCTTCGATATACTTTTTTTCTTTATCGTCATCCCAAAATCTCTTGGGATTGTTGATTGCCTCTTCGCCATACTTTTGAGTTATGGCTTTTTCTAGTTTGGCAATGTAGTTGGGGTCTTTGTTGGCCATCTTAAGTACTGATCTTGCGCGGCAACGTGGTAGCTTTTATAACCATGGCCGGGTATTCACTAGTTCCCCCCCAGTGTAAGGAGAACTGCGAGCCCGCCACGTTCTCGCCGGCCCCCAGATAAAAGGTCGTGGAGCGACCCGGCGGAAGCGAGTCAATAACCCATCTCATTGTAGTAGGAGCTTGAGATGGAACCGAATTATGTTCGGTGCCTAAAAAGGCATATTTGTCCGTCCCACTATAGGAGCTCCACGTTGTACTATCGGTCGACAACGCTAACCTTAGATAATAAGTTGAGCTAATCGTTGGGTTCTGTTCCACCCACACGCTTACCGCTATCTCAACCTTACCCGTTGCCGGGGCGGTAAAGGTCACACTTTTTTTATTCGACGAACCATCAACGACATAGGCCATCGTAGTGTTTACTGTAGTAAATACTTGCGCGGTACTCGGGTTATAAGCACTATATCCAATAATACTCCCGGGACTATTTTGAGCGATAAAATTTAGCGACCGACTTCGCGATTTGAGGTCGGAAACAGTCACTTAACAATCTCGGTTGATAATGCAAATATACCCAAAGATGCAAGAGTCCCAATCCCAAATCCTAGGGCCACCAAGAATGGGTCCTTACCGGGCTTCTGTTTTAG